TCACATACTCGCCATCCGCTAACAGTGCGGGAATAAGGTCATCCTGACCGCCACCGGCACCGCCAACCGCATAACCCTGCATTCTCCTCGAATCCGGGGTGCCTGCAAAGCCATTGGTCTCGGCCATCTTCATCAATCCGCCCATGGCTTTTTGCTGAGGCTTTTCAGGTTGGCCGCCGGTCCTTGGCTGCTCACCCAAAAGCTCGTCAGCATCGACCTGCTCAAGCGCCCCCTTAACAGTCGTGGAGGGCTCCATCGCCCTTTGATCCTCTTCGGATAAGTCGACCTTCGCGTTGGCAGCAATTTGCGAGATCAGCTTCTTGCTGATGCCCATCCTCATAAGGGTTTGCACCAAGCTCTCAGGGAGATTGGAGATTGTCTTCTCTTTCATAACCGGCGCCGCCGCTAAAAAGGTTGGTGATAACGATGGGATGTTCTTAAAGCCTGCGTTGCCCGATACAGCGGCCGATGGGTAGTAACGACTTCCGCCACCTCCGCCATCTCCGGCGCCCGAGCCAGATCCAGTTCCCGTTCCGGTCCCTGTGCCCGTTCCTGTCCCAGTTCCGGTACCAGTTCCGGTGCCAGTGCCCGTTCCCGTTCCGGTGCCAGTTCCTGTACCTGTGCCGGTCCCGGTTCCCGTTCCTGTACCTGTGCCGGTTCCCGTACCGGTTCCTGTCCCTGTCCCCGTTCCAGTCCCTGTTCCCGTGCCCGTACCGGTTCCGCTTCCGGACCCACTGCCGGACCCACTGCCTGAACCTGTGCCCGTGCCAGTTCCAGTACCAGTACCAGTACCAGTGCCGGTTCCTGTCCCAGTTCCAGTTCCTGTTCCAGTGCCCGTTCCAGTCCCGGTCCCCGTCCCAGTACCCGTGCCCGTTCCCGTACCAGTACCAGTACCGGTCCCAGTCCCTGTGCCGGTGCCCGTCCCTGTACCGGTTCCTGTACCAGTCCCTGTACCAGTCCCTGTACCGGTTCCAGTCCCTGTACCGGTGCCTGTACCCGTGCCGGTTCCTGTCCCAGTTCCTGTCCCAGTTCCCGTCCCAGTTCCTGTACCTGTTCCTGAGCCCGTTCCCTCGGTTGGCTTTTCGGCTTCGCCGGTCTTGGTCTCGCCGGGCTTAACTTCGCCGCTAGTTTCGGCATCGACCTTAACAGCGCCATCCGTGCCGCCGGTTGTAACTTTGCCGCCACCATCCGTAGCATCGCCACCCGCCGGACCGCCCGTTGGGCCGCCCGCAGGGCCACCGCGAACGAGATTGCCGTCCTTGTCGAATGTAAACGAGCCGAGGATGTTGTTAATCCTCTCGTCGCTAAGCCCACCAGCGCGACCAAGCTTAGCTATCTCGTTGCGATTAAAAACGTAATTGGGATTATCAGCAAAGGTTTGGCCAACCGAAGCCTTTAAGGCCTCATCAGACTGACCTGCAAGATTTTGGCCTTGCGGCTTTTGCGGACCCTCAACCTGAGCCTGCTTGGCATCTTGATCTTGCTGAGAAATAGGGCCGGTAATCTTGTTAATTTGAGCGTCAATATTGCTACTGGCAGCGTCTTGATTAGAGCTACTGGACGAGCTTCCGCCTTTATCAGCACCTGTTGCCTGGGATAATGCGCTGCTAGAGTCTGTTGAATCGCTCCCAGAAAGACCACCTCCGGGCTTGTCTGGACCCGTGGTTTTTACCTCCCTCGGCTTCTCAATCCATGGGTAATCGTCAATCGGGACGTCTTCAAACTCCCGGTATGGCGTAAACGGTTTGTCAACCACCGTGTCGGTGGCAAATTCGTTGTAAGGCGTAAATGGGCGATCAGCCGTCTTGGTAAGGTCGAATTCGTTATAAGGCGTGAATGGCTTATCAAGCTTTGTGGACGATACGGTTAACGCTGGCGTCTTATCGGCATACAAGGGCTTGGTCTCATACTTTCCAATATCCTTTTGGAAGTCCTTGATGTAAGCCTGCTTATCAGCCTCGGTCCAATCAGAAACCGGTTTATTCGCATAATCAGGGACCGTGGTTGCGTAGTCCATAGTCCACGGAATATCAGCGCCAGGATTTTGTGCTTTTTGAAGGGCGGACCACAAGGCCGCGCCATGCGCACCAAGTACGCCAGCGGCCGCTATACCTTGCTGAATGGCCGGTATCCCAAGAAGCGGGAGCGCAGCAACCTGCTCCCCTTTGGTTAAATCCAAGCCGCCTGCAAGGTCCAGACCACCAGCACTTGCAATGCTTGAGGCAAGGTCCGAGGATATATCCGGCTTGGTATCGGAGACCAAAGACAGTCCACCGGTCGCAGGAATTTGCGTCCCGGTCCCACCAGTGACGTTGTACTCGTCAATAACATTTCGGCCCCCCATTGCGGAAGCCACGCCCTTCATCCCGGCGGCAATAATGTCATAGGGATTATCAGATTTTGCCGCGGTATAGGCCACGTCAAGCGCAGACCTAACGATACCCGGATCAAGATTTAGCGAAGAAGCAATATTCCCAGCGGCCATATCGAGGCCTGTGCTTACCCCGTAAGAGGTAACGGCATTTTTGATAAGACTTTCCACATCGGCGCCGCCCATGGCTCGTAAGGCTGTCGATATACCTGCCGCTTGCAAGGGAGACAAACCGAGACCCGCTGCGCCACCGGTAACGACCATGGCGCCGAAATTAAGTAAGGGAGCGATCGACTTTTGAAACGAGCCTCGCTGGTCCTGACGAAGTTGAACGTCAATGATGTTGCCGTCCTTGTCGACCGTAACCTGCTGACCAAGGAGCGTCCCCTTGTTGCCGATGTCATGGGCATTCAGAAAGGCCGAATAGGTACCCGTATCTTCATAGATCGGATTGCCTTCGTTATCGGTGCCGACCTGCTTTCTTACCGGCGAAAATACCGAAGATGAGGTGGGCATGAGACCGCCTTCGCCCTCAAAGTAAGTCGGGTTTAGTGCGCTGTTAAGCTGGGTTGCAAGGTCCCCGGAAATGGTTTTACCAATCAACCCTTGGCCTTGCGCATAAAGTTGGTTGGCTATGTTTTGTGCATTAGCCGCATTGGTTGCGTCTTTGTTATACCCAAGGGCAAGCTGGTCAACCCCAACGAGTTTATCCATGCCGGGGATGGTTGAGCCAGCAACAGAAAGGCCACCAGAAACAGTATCTTGACCAGCCATCCTTGAAACAACATCAGGCAGGGCGCCGGTAACCGTATCTTGAGCGGCTGCAAGACCACCCAAAACCGTATCCTGGGGCGCGGAAACGCTCGATAAGCCTCCGGTTGGGAAGTAATCCCCAAATACTTTGCCAGTAGCGCGTCGGATGTCCTCATCGGATACGCCATATTGAGCCATGGCAGCGCGGGTAGCTTCTTCGGTCGGAGCATTCGCGAAGAAGTCGCGGATATTCTGATTCATGGCCTCCAGGCCGATGCCACCTTCTCCCGTCGCGTACTGATATGCAGTCGATGCCATTTAGTTCACCGCGTTATTGAAAGCGAAGGCCCAATCTTGCCATCGGTCGAACCCGTGCGGGGTCGGTACACCATAGTTCGAGAACAAAGCGATCGAACAAATTGAAAGCGCAAAGTCCTTCCAGTTCTCTTCGGGCACCGGCCACATAAGCTGCTGGGCCTCGTACTTTTCCGCGATGAGCGCGTTCCAGTAGGACCATTCCATGTTCCGGGGGTCGTAGATCTGCGTCATGGCGTGTAACCCCTGACATCGCCCATATCGAGCGACAAGAGAATGCGACCCATTTGATAGTCCCCGCCGATGATGTTGGACTCGAACTTGAGCCTCAGTTCCCGGCGCTGTTCTTTTAAGTCGATCTTGGTCGTGCTTGCATCAAACGTATAAGGTCCGCTTGTAACGTCGGCTGCCTGCGCGTAAGGACGTCCAATGATGTACATGGTCATCTCTTGGTCTTGCAGGAAATCAGGCTCCACGCGCTCCAGGCGAGACCAGAAATTGTCCCCGATCGGAACCTCCTGCGCTGGGTTACCAGTCACCCAGGACAGGTCGTGCGTCGTGAAATACGAATCGATGGCAGAGGTTGAAGCACCGTCGACAACATCCACCCCGACTTCGTGCTGCCAGAGCTTGGTAAACCCGCCGCCGATGTCTTGAGTACCTCCAGCGACTGGATACTTGAAAACCTGGGAGAAGTAACCCGATGAGCGCTGAGCATGAATGCTTTGGCCAGCGTCGTACCACGTCTTTTCGCGGACGTTGTAAATAATCGCGTCGGTACACTCGGTGGCCGACCCTCGAGGGTAGAACCACCAGATCTCGCCATAGCGAGGCACCTTCCAGGCCCAGACCTTTTGCCGCTGGGTATAGTTCAAATTGTCGAAGAACCAGTTTTGGTTCATCGGGTTCGGGATCTCTTGAACCACGCCGTTGTACATCAGGAAGCGGTCAACCCCGCACCAGTAATAGATCCCGTCGTACTCGATAACGCCCGAAGACGAGAGAATTGAAGATTGCGAGGTAATGATGTCGTAGCGCCAGTAATCAGGAGCGCCGATGTAAGAGACGCGAATCAGCGAATCAAGCGACCAGAATAAACCCGAGGGCGCGTTCGTACCGCCTCGCACCGGAAGGCCTTTGACGATCTTGCCTGTAGCGACGTTGACCTCGTTGGCATCGGCTGAGTTCCAGTCCAGGGGATTACCCTTGGAATTGTTCTTGATCAAACCCGAGTTACCGTAAACGAAGATGTACGGATGAAGAGCGACAACACCGCCAGAGACCGAGACGATGTCACCCGTTGGATCAGGACCGCTGACGTCACGAAGCTCGGTCAATGTCGTCCCGGTAATCGCGCCATAAAGCACTGGCGTGTTGGTTGTCGAGTCGACCTGCGCCAGATTCTGCCCTGGGTGGACCAAAAGCTGATTTACGCCACCTTGCGCGTCGTAAGAAGAGTCAAATTGATAAACATTATTGGCGCTTGCAGTGAAAACCGAGCTAATAGTGGCTACCGGGATGCTAAAAGCGGTCGTTACGGTCCCGCCGAGGCTCGTAGCGTCGGCAGAAAGCGTATCTCCGACCGTATAACCGACGCCAGACTGCACATAAGCCGAGGTAATCGTGGCCACGGGCACCGAAAAGCCTGAGCCAGTGCCACCAAGATTGGCCGTGGTAGCTGAAAGCACGTCGCCAGGGGTATACCCAGCGCCAAGATCGGTAAGCGAAACGGTTGTAACAGCCCCGGCAGCAACCGTTACCGTCGCAATAGCGCCCGAACCAAGGCCGCCAGTAAGGGGAACGTCGGTATAAGTGCCGTTTGTGTATGCAGACCCGCCCGTAATGGTTCCGAGCGTCAAAATCGGGCCGGTGTCGGTAATAACGACTGACGTTACGGACCCGCCAGCGATCGTGATGTTGCAATAAAGGCCGGTTCCAGTGCCTCCGGTCATGGCCACGCCGTTATAGGTGCCGTTTGTGTAGCCAGACCCTGGGACTAGAGTCCCAAAAGTCGCAATTGGCCCCGTAAAAGTGAAATCAGAGACACCTGCGCCAACGCCGTTGTTATCAACGCCGATAACCTGAATGCCTGAAGCGTAGGACGTGAAGATGTTGTTAATACCGTTGCTGGAATCAACGAACATCCCTCGAGTCGGGCCATAGATCTGATTGGAGATCCGCTTAACGCCAAGGACTTTTCTTGGCCGTCCACGCTGAAAGCGTACCCATAAGCCATCAGAGTATTGGTCCCCGTCCAAAACGGTACCGTCCCGGCGTATTCCAGGCTGCGTATTGATCGTGATGACCTTCTCAGTCATTAGAACGACCCTCCGGCAAGCCCTTCAGTGGTGAGAAGCATCTTGGTATTTCCGCCAACGGACCACCCGATCTTCGATCCACCCGAGGGTCGATACATACCGGTATTGGTCTCAAGCGCAAAGTTTAGCGACGGTGCCGCGGCCGATCCATCAATCAATGACACCGCCAAGGCCCCTGTAATCACCGTGGTGGCGTTCAGGACGTTAACCGAGTCGCATACCAAGGTAGCCTGCTGATTGGGCTGTAGCGTGGCTGTAAGACCCCCTACGACCCCTGTCTCGAAGGTGACGTTATAAGCACCCGTCGTTTGATTAAGGGCAAAGTAGACCTGAACCGCCGCGGGAAACTGGACTGTGACAGCGCCAGTCAAAGCACCCGTCACCTTGATGATTGTGTTTTGCGCCTGGGCCGGGGTTAGCGTGTAGGTTCCCGAGGTTACCGGCAGCACAAGCTGCGAATAAGCAAAGGTCGTTGCCTGCCCCAGGCCTACGGTATAGAAAGCACTGCCCGAGCAGACAATGAAGGCCGAGTCACCAATCTGCAAGGCAAGATTCGAGTCGCCGTTGATCAGTTCCGAAGCGTTTGGATCAATGGTTAAAAGGCCCGTGCCGTTATTACGAACCATGAAGAACCAGTCGTCACCCAGGGTTGCGGCTGCGGTGAGTGCAATGGTTCCGACGCCACCCGTCCAAATTAGTGTTTTGGCGCGGTAGGTTGAGTCGGCCGTAAATCCAGAGGATGTCGTCGTGACTGGGTGCGATTGATTGAGCGTCGTGGTTATGGCTTTAAGGCCATAGCCTGCAAGCGTTGCGGCATCGGCAGAGCTTGAGCCTGTACCGAAAGCAATGACGCCCCAGGTTCCCGCAACCGTCGAGTTGTCGGTCACATAGATGTACTTAGCCTCACCTGCTGCGACCGAGACAATCGTATTGCCTGCGTTGTCGCGCATCGTGAAGGTGTTTGAACCGACGTTGCGGATAAGAGAATCAGTGCCAACCGAAGTCTCATTAGCAGGCGGCATGTAAACGGAAAGGCTTCCCGTCGTTGCCGTGATCTGCATGATCCTGGCGGCATAGTTGCCAAGGGCGTTGCCATCAAGTGGCCAAGCCAGCGTCAGGTTAGCCGAGATCGAGAATGACTTATAGCTGACGTCCGTGGGTTGAATGACGTCCCCAGTGAATACATTGACGTAGGAGGTCATACTTCTTGCACCGTAGCCGAACGATCGATCGTCCGGGTATCGTTCTCGAGCTTGAGCGTTTGAATGGCGCGGTCATACAAGGACTGCCAAAGCTGTACCCGAGAGTCGTTTTTCAGGAAGGGCATGGCCTGCAAAAGTGTGCCGTAAAGCATGGCCTGGGGCGCGTTGATCGTGAACCAGTTGGTTTGATTGGTTGCGTCTAGCGGCTGAATCTTCTCGTAGTAAAGGACCTCAAACGCATAAGCAGCATCAGGCGTTGGCGCAATGAGCCAGTTGTCGAAGTCGTAGTCGGCGTAAAAAAGCGGTTCGCCTTCGGTTGTTGGGTTGGGCCAATAGTTGCGTAGGTACTCATACTTCCTCAAAAGCAGTGGCTTGCGTTCGCCTGCGACCGTGATGTTGAAGGAGGTCGTCTTCCTCCAGCGCGTAGGCTTGGCAATAACCGGAGTGCCTTGGACCATGGTCGCAGAGACGGTCTCTTGCTGGCCAAGGATCTTTAGCTCGTCCGAAATGATCGACTCGGCGAGGTTGATAAAAGACGGGATCTGATTGATCGTCTGCGCGTCCGAGCGTTCCAGGTAGAGCGTGACATCCGCTACCAGGGACGTGTAGGTCATGGTGACAGCCATTATCGGTACCTTGCGGTTTTCTCGCGGATCTTCGAGGGTTGAGCGACAAATTGCTTACCGGACTTGGTACCCTCACGCTTAGCGCGTGTGGTGGCTGCATACTCAGCAGGCGAAAGCGCCTCTCGCGCTCTCCGGGGCAGGTACCGTTCACCGGTGGCCTTAGGCCCTTGCGTGGAAGGCTTGCCGGATTTCGTACCCCAATCCTCGCTCGTCCACTTTGAGAGCGAATTATCCGCCTTTTTGGGCCCTTTGTAACCCCCACCCGAAGCTTTGTACTTTTGAGTCGCTAATTGCGCCTTACGGGCGCTCCATTGGCCTGGATCACCGCCTTTATCGGAGGCTTTTACGGACGCCACAATGCGCTTCCACTTGGCCGGATCTGACTTGGTCGCTGAACTCATCGCATTAACGCGGCCTCGGCCGCCCTCCTACGGGTTAGTCCTGGCAAAACCCTGCCAGCGGCTTTATTCCACTTCAAGCACTCATCCGCGGCACCATCCCAGTTATCGGCGTCGATGCGCTTTTTGAAGGTGCTCACCCTGTAGTTACCAAGGCCGCAGTTATAGGCCCAGCTTGTAACCGCTGCCATGCGCCTTGGGATCGCTTTTGACAGGCTGGGCGACATCTTGAGCAAACCCCGCACGAAATACTCGACGTGGTGGTCCAGGGCGTCCTCGCACTGCTCGATCGTCCAGATAGTCCCAGGGTTGATTTCCGGGCCCGTGGCGCCCCATCCTATAGTCCAAGGATGGCCACGAGTCCCAGGGTCTGGATAGGCCGTTACACGCCCGTCAGGCAAACGCTTTGCCAGCCCTTCAAAGGGCTTGATCAGTACATCCTTGCAAAGCTTCTTAGCCTCATTCACTGGACTTCTCTTTGATCAATCGGTTGACATGCTCCCAAAGCGCGTGGATCTGCCTGTCGTGGTCCTTCTCGAGGTAATCAAGCCGAGTCTTAATGGTCACGGCATAAACGGCCACGCCAACAAGCGCAACCCCCAAGAACCAAACCCTTGCGAGGGAATCGATCAAGGCTTCCACGACTACCCACCTTTGTTGTACTTCTCAATCGATCGTCCTACAAACCAGAACGTAAGCATCATGTTCAGCATGGCAAAATCATCCTCGTCGTAGGACTTGGTCAAGACCTCGGCCCAGTTCGCATTGGTCTGGAAGGCAATCGTTAAGCCAGCAGCTTTAACAGCAACATAAACCCCAAAAGCAATCCAAGTGAGGCCAGGACGGGTGATAGCAGTGACAAAAGAAGCCAGCCAACCTGCCTCCTTTGCAGTCTGAGCCTGCTCCTTAAACGCCTCCTTGATCGTGTCCATTTGTTGAATGCTGTAGTCAACATACTTTTCCTCCATCTTGAACTCGCCCCTCATTTTTTCGAGGTCGGTTTGGAGTTGGAACATGGATAACTCGTGCTGGCGCTCGTTCTTCTTGTCCAAAAACTTCAGGACTTCAGGGGCAAGCCTGAACAAACCGCCGAAGATGGAGCCCAGGAGGCCGCCGCCAAGTAGTTCAAACATGATTACCCTTAGCAGTTACGATGTCAGCGCCCTTTTTGACCGTTACCTTGCTGCCCTCAACATCCACTTGCATAGGCGGTTCGGCACGGTCCAACTTGTCCAGGCGGGTGATAAGGTCCTTGATAACCTCAAACTCGGGCTTTTCTTGCTTTGGCGCGGTTCCGGCAATACCGTTAAGCATTTGGATCAAGGCTGTCAACGAAGCGCCTAGCAGGCCCATTACAGCGGCGATCTTCTCGCCTTCAAGGAATAACGATGCACCGACACCGACGAGCACGATCAGGAAGATATAAAGCAGCCCATCTTCGCCAATGGCTTTTCCTGCTACTTCTTTGGCCGAGTCTTGCGCTTTAAGCTCTTCAAGCCGGATCTTGGCTTGCGCCTTAAGAACCGCTAATTCGTGGGTCTTATCGTCCATCAGATACCCAGCAATTTCTTAACGAACATGGCCGCGACACCTGGACCAAGCAAGACGGCAGCAATCGTGATGTACAGCAGCCACTCAATGTGGCGCATGCGCTTGCTTCCATCACCGAGGCGTTTCTCGATGTTCTCGTAGCGTTGAGCGCAAACCGCTTCATGTACCGATAAGCGCTTGTCCAGGTCGTCGCTCATTTAAGCAGCCTCTTGTTCCTCGGTTGGCACTTCCTGCAAGGGGGTCATCGGCGGCTTTGCAGCCTCCTGCATGCCGTCGATTAGTTGATAGACCTCTTGGTACGGGCGGGTACCCAGGTAGCCAATGATTTGATTCGCGAGTTCGATGGGAATATGAAGTTTCATGCAAACCTCTTAAGTTGGTTGATAGGACTTACCGGCGGCGATGGCTGCGTTGATGGCCGTTAGATTACGACCCGTAAACCATTTCTTTGCAATCATAAGCTCAAGATGCTCGACATTGCGCTTGATGCAGTCTTGACGCTCTTGCGCTGGTTCGTTTTGCATCCGAGTACCAGCAACAATAGCGTTGATGAGATCCACCGAGTCACCCATTGCTGAGAAGTGGCGGTCAAGCTCTGCTTGAGCGGGTACTTCTTGAATAAGTTCAGTCATGATTTACTCCGGTTAAATTGCGATCCAAGAAAGCGTAGGCTCGTCCCAACGATAACCTTTTTCATCGGTCGGGTACGGGACTGGTGGCTCCCAATTGAGCGTGCTTTCGTTAAGCGTCCATGAAGCAAAAGGCTTTGGCGGGATAAACGCATCGCGCTGGGCGTCGTAGGTATAGCCAATGCCAGCGAAATGCTTGCGGAAGCTGCCGTTGTAGCTCGTCTGTTTCCAGGCCTCGTGCCCGCTCGACCATGTCCTTAAAAAATCAACGCCGCGGGTTTCTTGCTCGACACCGTTCTCATCCAGTAGCTCGTTATTGTGGACGACGTGAACTTCGATCACGCGCCCAGATGAATCAAGTTTTGCAAAGTGCGCCATGTTTATCCCTATGTCGGAATTGTGAGCGTTCCGTTACCGGTGAACGTGTACACGCGCCTTCCGCTTGAAACGGAATAAGACGGTGAACCAGTAGTGTTCGCGGCCGGGTACGAATCTGGATACGCGATAATCGCAATACCAGATCCACCAGATCCGGAAGTTCCCCCCTCAGCGCCAGAACCGCCGCCACCACCTGTATTCGCACTGCCTGATTGTCCGGTGCCACTGCCGGTAGTTCCGTTACCGCCCCCGCCAGCACCACCGGTTCCCGCTTGATTGCGCCCACCACCCCCGCCACCACCGGCGTAAGTTGTGCCATTGATCAGAGCCGCACGGCCAGCACCACCAGTTCCTGGATCAGCGTTGCCACCAGCAGCACCCGCACCTCCGCCGCCCCCGCCGCCGTAGTTAGTCGGACCCCCAGAATTCCCGCCAATGTTTCCTTGTCCAAAAACAGCGCCAGTTGTGCCCGTGTAAAGACCCCCACCGGAACCACCGCTTCCGTCGCTGTCCATATTAGCCCAAAACCCCAAGCCGTGACCGCCGCCGTAGGCTATTAAATTGACAGTGCCATCGCTTGAAGTGATGGTGGTATTTGAACCACGCGTTATTAATGTTGATGTATTGCCGCCAGGACCGCCAGCGCCAATGGTTACTGTTAGCGGTACGTTTTGCTTTATCTGGCCAGTTGGTTCAAACATTCCACCAGCACCAGCACCGCCAGAGCCGCCCTGCCCCGCGGAAGTGACTCCACCGCCACCACCCCCGGCGACCAACAACGCATAAAAAACTACTGGCGTCGAAGACCCTGGCCAAGTCGAACTTAGCATTCCGACTTGCTGTTCATTTAACTTAAAGACCCCTGACGCTCCGGTTTGAAAGGTGGCGTTCTTTTTTCCTAAGACACTGCCGTTTCCCGGTTGCATTAGGAAATCTCCTCGTAGCTGCACACTGCCTCGAGGTCGCCGGATGCGCTTGCAGTGAGGCGCAGGCTATCGCCTTCCTCAAGGTAAATGTGATTGCTCAATATATCAAGCGCCGCGTCGGCTGGAACCACGACCGTATAAGCAATACGATAAGCAACGCTAGAACGAAACAAATCAACCGTCAGGTCGGCGTTGTTAGTACCGTCCACGTTACTGACGTAAAGTGAATTGACTTTTAGAACCTTACCGCTCCCCGCGCTATTGCTTACGATTGCGGTGGCAGATGTTCCGACTTGCTGAACTCCACTCTTACCGTAAATATAATTAGCAGCGGCAATATTTGGTGCAGCCATTTTCTTAAACTCCTAAAATTATCCAAACACTAAAGCTAAAGCGACAGCTTTAGCGGTTGAAACTCCAGCCGACCCCCAAACAGGGGGCAAACCTGATCCTTGAGAAACAAGCGCCTGCCCAGCCGAGCCATAGTTCGCGCCGCTCAATCCCCAAGCGCCCGTGCTGTCAATACGAAATCGCTCGGTGCCGTTCGTATAGAAAATCATTGGCCGAGAGCCATAGCCATACAGACCAATATTGGCGCTGTTTCCATTGATCTGAAATGCGTTAGCTGCATTAAAGTCAATAAACTGAACCAATCCATTGTTGCCATCCGACGAAGAATACATAATCAGATTTTTGCCGGCAGAAGTGGTTCCGAGTGTAAGCCCCCCGCCACCTAAAGCAGAAGGCGAACTCGTTCCAATCCCTACGTTGCCGGAGCTATTGGCCGTCAACACGTCAGCACTTGTAGCCCCGGAGTTGCCTACAGCAAGACGCACCGTACCATCCGGCGTGGATGGTTGATACAAGGTGAAATTATTAGTCGCTGTGCCGGATTGCCCGACTTGGACGTTGTTTGCTTTTACTGTAGACACAGTAGGCTCCTTATGTTGCTTGTGCGGCTTGATAGGCTGCGATTACTTCAGGTGTCCATGCTGCTTGAGCGATTGATATAACCTTGCTGGGCTGACCCGATAAATCCTGCCCCGGTGTTAAGGATGAACGATGGTATGTTTGTGTCAGTAGGTTGCCATCCTCAATGATGCGGGTGGCTTCACGGTAAAGCACTGTGCCGTTCTCAACAACAGTGATTTGGTCTACTACGGTTTCTTTGGTAATCATGTAAGTTCCTTTCGTTAGTCCGATCACACTAATCTGGTGTGATTAAGTGAAATACCTCAAAATAAATTGAGTTTCTTTCGTTGAAAATGTTGAATTGACAACAGCCCCGCCAGCATTGGTATAAAAAG